CTTGTTGAAACTGCTGCTTCAAAGAGCGTATTAATCTTGAGCTTGAAGTCCTCTGAAAGATCAGTTGAATCTCCAAATAACAATTCAAGGTCTTCTCTTACTGAGGTCATTGGCATGGCCGGAGCAGCATTAGAAGAATTGATAGAAGCTTTGTTCTTTACAGAATTGTCGCCAGTAGCAAGGTGTGCATTGTTATTGTAGATGTCATCTGGTAACATTCCAATAGTCTCTGCTGCTTGTGCTAGTGTTTCCTTGTCTAGAGATGATGCATAAGCAACCATCTTTGCGATTAGATCGGAACGTGAGATTCCGGTTGGTTTTGAAGCGATAGTAGCCATGTTTGATGCTGCATCAGCTTCTTCGTTTTGATTGATATCGTGTTCAGACATTATGATACTCCTTGATTTATTTTAAATATTTATAAAATTATATATTTGAAAGAAAATGGTTGAATACTCTAATCTTTGCTTCTTCAAGTTCTTTCTTAGAAACTTTACGAGCAGCCTCATCGATATGTTTCTTAGCGATCTCTAATTCTTTGGCTTTAAGAACGCCGTTATTCCATACCCATTCCACACCTTCCATCACACCGTTGACAAATGCGTCCGGCGCTGATGGATCTGCTACGACATCTGCTGCTGTAGCGAGATAAAAATCATCCTGTACATGATTGACACCATTTTTCTCTACTAATGAACCCATACCTCTAGAAGATACACCCAATACGGCACCTTCAGCGATCAGGCTCCGAACGATATTTCCGTACGGAGTATCAGTGATCTTTGCTTTTCCGATAAAACTATCACCTTCTCTACGGAGAGATTTGATCATCATGCAGACTCTTTCTAGATTTATAGAAGGACCTGATGGATGACCCAATTCGCCGTATGCTCTGCCTTTGTCAACGTTTTCTTTGACATATCTGTTGACTTCTTTTTCCAAGATGCTTGTGTCGTAATATCTCTTGTTGCGATTAGTCACGTTACCCTGAAGGAAAGGACCCTCGATAAAGAGGCTTTTGCCGCCTTCAGAACCTTCTTCTGTGATGTACTTGACTTGTTCTGTTACTTCTGTGATGAGTTTCATTTGATTAGTCCCTATAAGCTATTGCTGCAGCTCTTACTGTAGAAACCGCGCCGTTTGCAGTATCAGTAGGATCTTTAGTGATGAATGTAACAGAGTTTGCAAGTAGCGTGACATTAGCATAAATAGCAGTAGTATTTGCAAGATTTAAAAGCGCCGTTGCAGTACCTGTATTAATGACCCTGATTAAAGTTGCATTGCTAACAGTATTGGCATTCGTCAAAGCCACTTCTCCTGCTGTACCTCTTATTGGTTTAATGATACTTACCATCTCATAACCCCTGTTCTTGTGCAAACTGAAGAAGCTCTGTCAATCCATCTTCTGTTCTTAATTTTTCCATGAATGTGGTTTTATTGTCTTCTGATAGGGTATGATATAGATTATTTAACATAGTTTCTTCAGACATATTAGGCATATCAGGCATAGGTACAATTACATCCCTACTAGAAGGCATTCCTTTTTTAGGTATTCTCATTCTAAGAACGCCATCTTTATCTCTATATGTTGCAACTCTTTCGGAACCGACAGCAGCAGATCTAAACGTAGGATCTACTCTCTCATCTAGATCATAATCTTCTTGCATGACAGATCCATATTCACCTATCCCACCGATTAGTTTAGATCCGCCAAGTGATACTTTGCTTCTCGGTGCAGCAAATTTACCTTTAAGGGCATCCTGAAGACCAGCATGTGTCTTATAAGCATTCTGGATCTTTTCTTTTTCAGCTGCAGACTTTGCATTTCCATGAAGATCTAATGCTTTTCTGACAGTATTGATATCCAATTCATGCTTGCCATCATCAAATTTAATGGTATGCTTCACACCTATCTTGCCTCTTAGGAGCTGATGTGCAGCATTCAATCTCGTGATGGGATTTAAGCTAGCACCGCTTTGCTTGTCTGCTTTTTCTTCGTCATCTTCTTTGGCTTCTTCTACAGTCCTAGAGATGATCTTTTTACGATGTGCAGTCGTCTTTTCTGTATCAGATCCTTTTTTGCTCGAACGCAATTTTTCAAAATCATCTGCGTCAATCTCTTCAGGATCACCAGCAAGACGTGCAATCATTTTTTGCTTCGCCGAAAGGATCTTTTCTTCAGCCATCTTGTTGAGGAATGATGAATAATTAGCAGCCATTGCAGGTGCCTGTGCATATGAAGCAGCATCTGAAGAAGGCATAGGCGGTTTCATCCCGGATTGCTTATCTGAATACATCAAGTAATCATATACAGAATCGATCATATACTTTGCTTTTGTGATCTTTGATTGCAACCATGCTTCCAACTGCATGTCATCAGACATCATATCTGCCAACTTACGTGACTTGTCACAGATAGCATTGAGTTCTGATCTTGCCATCTCGCCTTCGTAATCCATCTCTGCTTCTTCTTGCATACTTTTACGAGTCGCAGTATGTCCATGAGTTTCAGAAATGATGACTTTAATATCTTCGACTGAGACATCATACTCAATGCCATGTTCGAACATGATATCATAATGAGTCACATAGCCTTCGCCTTGTGATGTTTCAACGATAGTATGTTCGCCAGGAATACAAGTTCCGAAGCCCCATTGTTCATGAGCAATATGCTTGGCGCAGTCATGCGCTACAACAGCAGATACTTCTTTAGTACGCATATTTGCAATTTCTTGATTGATTTTTATATATTTTTCAGCTTGTTTCTCTTTATTATCTTTTGCAAAAGTATCTGTTCCTTCTGCGACTCTCTTTGCTGCTGCTGTTGGTATATCCTTAATACCATGCTTTTCCCAGTCCGGATGACCATCCTTTGTAGTATGTGTTACATTAGGAAAAGTTTTTTTAGTAGCATTTAAATTATCTTCACGTCTTTTTTGCTTTATGGCATTTGCTTCATTTACTTTGAGATCCTTGTCATAATCGCTGATATTCTTATCAATTCCAGTCTTGATGCTGTTTGTTTTTTCAATACCATTGAAGATGACGTCCTGATCTGTGACGCCAGGGACAAGTTTTTTAGCCGCAGCTATAGCAGCAGCCATGTTGCCGTGCATTGCTTTGAAGTTAGTTTCACCTTTAGACAAAGGTTGTTGAACTTCTCTAATTAAAGTTTTATACGTCTTCATTTTCGAAACCTTCGTCTGCTTCTGTTTCTGTTTCTAATGAAGTGTCATCCTCATTAGCTGATGTATTCCCAAAAACACTAGCAGCGACATCAGCATACATATTATCAATGTGAGCTGAGACCCTTGATCCCATCTCTAGTGCGACTGCTGACTTTAGGTCTGCTGCATTCTTATCCCACGCATATGCTAAAATATCTTCTACGTTGCTCATGTTTCCTCCGATAAATTATGTTATATTTATATTATCTTGATGTTCCGATTGGAATGCCGGGTTTTGTTTTTATGTTTGAGACGGGTTTAGGTGCAGGTCCTTCAGGCTGTTGCTCTTGCTGTGCGACATCAGAACCTTCTTCCTGCATCTCCTCCATCATCTGTTTGATATCATCATCTGTCTGCTTGAGGATGTTCTTTCTCACCCAGAGATCAGAAAAGAACCTGCCGATGTATGGTTCCGCCTGTTGCAAGAGCTGTATCCTATTCTGTAGGACTTCTGCTTCTTTGAATTCTTCAAAGTGATTGTCGATCGTGAAGTCGAACGATATGGCATTTTGGATCTCGGGCCAGTCTGCTTCTGATACGATGCCTTTGAGGATCAGTTGTTTTTCTAATGCCTTAGCAAATAGCTGTGAGAAGCGCTTGCGTAATCTTCCCACAAACTTCGTGAACTTGACTTCGTCCCTGGAGATTTCTGCACTACGACCCAGGTTGAATCCTGCTGAAGATGGCTCCAATCTCGAGATAGGAACGTTCAGGGCCTGATACAACTTGCGCTGGAAGTAAGTTACATCCGAAAGCTCACCCAGGTTCTGACCTGCAGGAAGGGTCGTGATCTCTGTGCCACGGTTGCCTTCTCTCCTCGGCAACCAGTAATCTTCCAGCATGGTCATGTACTTGCGGTCGTCACGAACCTCACCCGTGGACGCATCATACACCAGACGATTCTTGTGCTTGACCATCATGTCACGCAGATACTGTTCTGCCTTGACCTTGGGAAGATTGCCCACATCGATATAGAATATACGGCGCTCGGGAGCGCGGGAGATACGATAGATGACAGTGGCATCTTCTAGCGTTCTCAGCTGATTGAGAGGTTTGATTGCTTTCTGGATGTATGAATATACTAGCGCATTGTTCTTGTCCATGAGGCCTGACGTGACATGAAGAACAGCATCGATTGCTATCCTGATGCCTGCAGTGGAACTTGTATCCATGGGCAGGCCGGCATTGCCGCCTGCAGGGAGGAAGCTCCTGTCATTATACACATAATACTCTCTCTGAGTACTT